CCCGAAGTGCTGCCGGAGGACGCGGGCGGCAAAACCTCCGCGTTCCTGCAACGCGCGCCAGGTTTGCGGTCGCTTGCCACCATCGGCACAGGGCCGATCCGTGGGCTGCACTCCTACGGCAACTACATGTATGTCGTCTCCGGTAACAGCGTGTACCAAGTCGATACCAGCTACCGCACCGTTCTGCTGGGCACCGTTGCCAACGATGGCCCCGTGTCGATGGCAGACAACGGCACTCAGCTCTTTATCGCTTGCGCCGGTCCCAGCTACATCTTCAACAACACCACCAACGCCTTCGGCCAAATCACTGACCCCGATTTCCCCGGCGCGACAACGGTCTCGTATCTGGACGGCTATTTCGTCTTTATCGAGCCTAACAGCCAACTTGTGTGGACCACAGCCATTCTTGACGGCACGTCGATTGACCCGCTGGACTTCGCGAGCGCGGAAGGTTCGCCCGACAATCTGGTGTCGTCCATTGTGGATAACTCCGAAGCTTGGCTGTTTGGCACCAACACCATCGAAGTCTGGTACAACGCCGGAAATGCTGGGTTTCCGCTCCAGCGCATCCAAGGCGCGTACATGGAGATTGGGTGCGCGGCGGCGTTCTCGGTCGCCAAGCTTGACAGCACCGTCTTCTGGTTGGGCGCGGACACACGCGGCAAGGGCATCGTCTACCGCGCCAAGGGCTACCGAGGCGTTCGCGTCAGCACCCACGCCGTCGAGTGGCAGATCCAACAGTACGCCAACATTAGCGATGCTACGGCCTACACTTACCAGCAGGACGGTCATGCGTTCTATGTGCTGTCGTTCCCGTCCGCCAACGCCACTTGGGTCTACGATGTCTCCACGGGCGCGTGGCACGAGCGCGCTGGGTACGCCAACGGAGGGTTTACCCGTCAACGGGCGGCGTGTCAGACGTTCTTCAACAACGCGGTGACGTTGGGCGATTATCAGACCGGCGAAATTTACACCTACGATCTGACCTTGTTTGCGGACGGTGGGCGCACTCAGAAGTGGTTGCGCTCGTGGCGGGCGCTGCCGACAGGCACCAATAACTTGCGACGCACCGCGCAGCACAGTCTGCAACTCGACTGCGAGTCGGGCGTGGGTCTGGACGGCGGAACGCCTTCCGTAACCATGTACGTCAGCAGCATCTCGTCTACGGCGGTGTCTGGCGACGCCATCGGCGGCGAATCGGAAGAAACCACGGACGAGATAATTGTGCAGGGCACAAACCCTCAGGTCATGCTGCGCTGGTCGGATGACGGCGGGCACACATGGTCCAACGAGCATTGGAAATCAATGGGCATGATCGGCGAGTACGGCAAACGCGTCTTGTGGCGCAGGCTTGGCATGACGCAAAAAATCCGTGACCGCGTGTACGAGATTTCTGGTACGGACCCGGTCCCTGTTTACATCATGGGCGCGCAATTAATCGTGAGCCCCACCAATGCTTAACGAGACTCGCATTCCCGGCCAGCGCGTCCCCATCGCGGAGGACGAGAGCGGGATACCTACGCGGGAGTGGTTCCGGTATTTCGAGTACCTGTACACCGTCGCAGCCACATCGGCGACCAACGCCGCGTTCTACGACATCACCAGCACGGCTTGGACGGCTAACACCCCTACCATTGTGCCCGTGGGGTCTACCTACGCTACGCACGGGTTCTCGTTGTCTGCGTCCCGCATCACCGTCGCGGGCGCGGGGCGCTGCATCATTAGCGCGTCAATCCAACTTACCAACAACAACGCGTCCAACGACGACGACATGACCATCTGGCTGCGCGTAAACGGCGCGAACGCCACCGCAACCGCCAGACGCGTGACGGTGCCCAAGCAACACGCAAGCGTGGCGGGCAGCGTCTTGATGACCGCGAACTTCAGCTACACGTTTGCTGCTGGCGATTATTTCGAACTGTACGGACTGTCCAAGCTAGGCTATGCTCAGATTGCAACCTACGCGGCCAGTAGTTCGCCAGCCTATCCCGCAGCTCCAGGCACGATCTTGTCCGTGGCTCAGATACTATAGGATCGGACGATGACAACCTACAACCTTTCGGCTTTTGCTGGCGCAGGCGCTCAGTTCTTCGATGACAACGGTTCGCCGTTGGTCGGGGGCAAGCTGTACAGTTACGCGGCGGGCACCTCTACGCTCCTTGCAACCTACACGACCAGCGCCGGGACGGTAGCCAATACCAACCCTATTATCCTAAACGCGGGCGGGCGCACCCCGAACGAGATCTGGCAGGCCACTGGCATTCTGTTGAAGTTTGTCCTGTACAATTCGGACAACGAACTAATTGGCACCTACGACGGCATTCCGTCCATTAACGATCCATTTGGCATTAACAGCCAACTTAGTTCGGTGGCGGGAACAAATTCCATTACGGCTACCGCTACGCCCACGCTCACCGCGTATGCGACCGGCGCGATTTACAGCTTCATTGCCGCCAACACCAACAGCGGCGCGGCGACCCTTAGCATTGACGGCCTGACCGCCACGAGCATCACCAAGAACGGCTCGGTGGCGCTGTCGGCTGGCGACATCCAATCCGGCAAGATGATGCTGGTTGAGTACGATGGAACAACGTTCCAGCTTGTCAACAACATCGTCTACGGCGGGTCGATCACGAACGGCAACATTGTCAGCCTGACCTCACCTCTGGGCGTCGCCAACGGCGGCACCGGCGCGTCTACGCTCACGTCCAACAATGTCATTCTTGGCAACGGCGTCGCCGCCGTTCAGTTTGTGGCCCCTGGCACCTCGGGTAATTTGCTGACATCAAACGGCACTACATGGACCAGCGTCACACCAGCCGTTATTGCGCCCACCGCCATCGGCCAGATCCCGTTTAGCACAGACGGTTCTACCTACACGGCCACCCAGAAGATCGCGCAGGGGACTGCCGTTGCCTCCACCAGCGGCACCAACATTGACTTTACTAGCATCCCGTCTTGGGTGAAGCGCATTACTCTTATCTTTAACGAAGTCAGTACTTCAGGTTCTTCAGGAACAGTGGCCCAACTTGGAACAGGTGCAACCCCAACCTACACAACTTCTGGCTACCTAAGCACGAGCGTTGGAACCGCCGCAGTCCCCGGCGCGACAAGCTACACGAATGGGTTTGGGATTCGGAACGACAGCGCGGCCTATGTCCTGTCTGGGCACATGGTTCTAACAAACATCAGCGGAAATATCTGGATATCCTCTCACGCTGCAAAAGTGTCTGTTGGCATTTGCCCAGTAGGGGGCGGCTCCGTTACGCTTTCAGCAGCATTAACTGCGGTTCGGTTCGCTTCGGCTAACGGCACCGATACCTTTGACGCCGGTAGCATCAACATTTTGTACGAGTGAGGTGGCGCGGTGACTGAACATCAACAAACGTTATCGGATTATTTTGGCTCGGTGCTAGACTTACCGCCCCACGCCGCTGCGTGGTTGTTGGACTTGTGGAGCGCCATCCAAGTGTTTGACGACGTTGTGGATGGCGACCCCGTGACGGGAACGGACATGCGCCGCGTGATCTGGGCGTGTCTGGTGCAGATGCCGTCTAATCCGTTCTTTGCCGCTAATTCGGCTACCTTGTTGCCGGTAATGGCGACGGCGTTTCTAAAATGGGCGGCGTCGGACGATGCGGAGCGCGCCGGTAAAGCTGACGCCAAGTCATTTATGTGGCGGGCGTCTTATTATGATGTTGTCCTAGCCGTGGTCATGCTGTGTCATGGGTATGAGGCGGCCCTAGCCAAGTCAGGTGCAGTTATGGCATTGTACGGCGAGAAATACACAGACTACTGCGCGGAGTTTTCCCATGCCTGATCCAGTTTCCGCTATCGTAGGGTCTGCCGTACTTGGCACGGGCGCAAGTCTGTATGGCTCCAGCAAAGCCGCTGAAGCACAGAAAGAAGCCGCCAATCAAGCGAACGCCACGCAATTGCAGATGTACAATCAGCAGCGCGCGGATCTGGCTCCTTATAGCAGCGCGGGCACCGAGGGTCTGAACGCCTTGCGGTCCTACCTTGGCGTGGGCGGCGACACGTCCGCAGCCAATTACGGCGGATACAACCAACGGTTTGGCATGGACCAGTTTACGGCGGACCCTGGTTACGCCTTCCGATTGAGCGAGGGTATGAAGGGCTTGAACGCCAACGCCGCTGCGCGCGGTGGCCTGATCTCTGGCGGGGCGCTTAAAGCGATGCAGAGTTACGGTCAGAAGGAAGCGTCCAACGAATACACCAACGCTTTCAATAGGTTCATGCAGCAAAAGGAAGCCGAACGCACGGGCTACAGCGACCTGACGCGCATCGGGCAGGCGGCGGCGGCGGGTACCGCAGCGGCTGCGGGACAGTACGGCACGGCTGCGGCGACGAACTTGGCTAACGCCGGGCAGGCGCAGGCGTCTGGGTACGTTGGTATGACCAACGCCATCAATCAGGGTCTCGGTCAGGGCATCAGCCAGTACCAGACGAACGCGCTGATCAACAGTATGCAAAAGGGCGGTTACGGGCAAATTAACAATTTTAGCCCTGTTACGCCCGCAAATTCCGCAGATGTTTATGGCAACATCAATAGCTACTTTAAAGGCTAACGAGGATCTACGACAATGGCAGACTTTAACATTGCATCGCAGATCCAGCCGTATCAGGCCCCAAACATGTTGGGTATGGCTGAACACGTACAGAAGATGCAAACGTCCAACATGCTCATGCAGCAGCGGGCGAAGGAACTTGACAAAGAGAACGCGCTGACGACCATTCTTGGTCGTTCAGGCGGCAAAGCAACGCCGGACATCATTCAAGGATTGATTGCGTCAGGCAACTATGAGCCTGCGTTGGCGCTCCAGCGCCACGCCGCAACGATGGGTTCTATTGGCGTAAATACACAAGCCGCGCAGACCGCGCTGGAAGAATCGCGGCTTAAGTTGGGCGAGACAAAACGGACTCTTCAAGCTGGTGCCGCCGCGCGCGACTTTATCAGCGGAAACGATACTCTGACAGATCCTGATGCGCTTAAAAGATTGCGCCAGACCAATCCTGACGCATTCGAGGCCATTACAAAATTTAATGGTTTAAACGCCGAAATGACGTATAAGGCTTCAACTGCAAAACGTTTGGATGATAAGGCCAAGCTTGACCTGATGCAGGGCACCGCAGCTCTTTTTGCGCCTGCTTTTGCAACCGCACAAACCCCAGATCAGTACACTAAATTGTGGGATCAACTGGCTAAAGTTTACCCTGAACTTCCTACGATTGCGTCTCGCGATTTTACCCTTGAAAATGTGCGTAATATCGTTCAAACAGGTACTAGCGCGCACGATTTAGAGGCCGTCACCATCGGCGGGCGTCCTGCCATCCGCAATAAGCGAACTGGTCAAATCCAAATGTCGGAAACGGGTGCGCCGGGCGCTAACGCTGCCATGCCCCCGCAGGCAACGGCTGCAATACCGCCTGTTGCCGCAAGTACGTCGCCAATGGTTCCCACCGTGGCTAATTCGTTGGCTGCTGCCATGCAGCCTGGTGTTGCGCCCGTTGCACCCAACGTTAACAATTTGGCCCCTGCCGTACAGCCTGACGCGGTTGTTGTTGCGCCTGCTGTTGCGCCTGCTCCGGCACCCGCGCCCCGTTCCGCGCAGCAAACTGTTGAACAGATCTTGGCTGCGGAGCAAGAGGCTAAACCACAGCAAGTGCAACGTGAGGCTGAAGCGCGGGCGCAAGGCGCGGCTGACGTTGCGCGAGCGGAAGAAGCAAAGAAAATTGCGCTTGCAAAAGAAAAATTGGCCCCGACACTTACAAGTATGATTAATGCGTACAAAAATCTTGGGCGGAGCGATGGACTTATTAGAGCTGAAGGCGATCAATCACTTATGCAACGCGCTAAGATTGGCACGTTAGCGGCGCTTCCAACTAAGGTATCTACTGTGCTGTCGCCTAAAACGGGTAGTGACATCACAACAATTGAAAATTTGCGCCGCGATCTTTTCCCCACCATTATCGAAATTACGGGAGCAAAATCGGGAGACGCCGTAAAAGAAATGGAATCAATTTTGGGTTCTCTTACTTCGCCGGGGCAAAGTGACGCTACTATTGTCGCCACGTTAAATAATTTTAGCAAAAAATACGGTCTTGGCGAACTTATGTCGCTTGAGGATTTGCGTCCTGCTGGGCAAAACGCGGCTGCTGCACCGCCCGAAAGCGGCGTACCTCGCGGGCGGCGTGGTGAAGTGCCTGCGGCGGCGGCTGCGCCTAACCAACCGGCTAAACCTACGTTGGATCAATTCTTGGCTAGGGTTACACCGCTTAACCCTAACGCGTCAGCGGAAGAGCTAACCGCATACTACAACCGTACGTATGGGGGCCGCTAATGGTTGATATTGTTGACCCGTTTCAATCCATCGTAGATCCTTTTGCTGCGCCCCGAATCGCTGTAGACCCGTTTGCGGCGTCTATGGCGGCAGGGCCAATTCGAACCCCCGACACATCTGCGCTTCAGAACGTTAAAGTTGCCGCTCGCGCGGCGTCTCCATACGCAACAGCAGCCGGCGTTGGCGCGTTGGCAGGCGCGCCTTTTGGCGGTCCGGTTGGGTCTGCGGCAGGCGCTGGGTTGGCTACGCTGGGTTTAGCAGCGGGCGATGTCGGCGCTACCGGTTACAATGCTTTGGCTAACTATATGGGGTGGAACCGGATGACGCCGCCATCCGAAACCATTCAAAACGCTTACGGACGTATCGGAATAGGCGCGCGCCCACAGACATCTGAACAAGCGATGCTGGACGCCCTTGTGAGCGGCGCTGGTGGTGCGGGTAGCCAAGCACGCGCATTCTCTACTTTGGCGCGAGGCGCGCAGACGCCGGTTGCGCGGGGCGTTCTTACGGAGCTTGGGCAACAGCCCGGCATTCAGATGGGCGCAGGGGCTGGCGGCGCTGTTGCGCCTACCGCGTTGCAAGAATACGGCGACGTAACCAATCCATATGCACTTGTCGGCAGCAGTTTGGCAGCGTCTATACTCGGCGGTCAAACAGCGGCGGGGGTCGGAAACATTGGGCGCGGTGTGCGGAACACTGTTGCGCGCTTAGACACGCCCTCAACCACCGATCTTCGCACACAAGCGCAAAACGCTTATCGTGCAGCGGATGACGCAGGCGTTGTATATCGGTCCAGCGCGTTTGATAATTTTGCGGCTAATCTAGACCAAAGGTTAGCCCGTGAAGGATTTGACGCGCGTCTTTACCCGGCGGCTGCAACGGCTATGGATCGTATACGTACGGCCACAACTACCGATATGCCTGGCGTGTCTCGGCATCAAACTTTTCAAGATCTTGACATTTTGCGCCGCGTAGCTGGCGCAGCGCGAAACAGCGAAAACCCCGCTGAACGTAGGTTGGGCCTCATAATTACCGATCAGTTAAACGATTTTGCTACGCGTCCGCCTCCCGGCGCGGTTCGTGCTGGCGATGCACCGGAAGCTGCGCGCGCGGTATCTGAAGCGCGGTCTAACTGGTCTCGCATGAGCAAAAGTGAAGAAATTGAAGATGCTGTTCAACGTGCTAGAATTTCTTCGCCCGCCGCCGAAGGCGGTAAAATTGACGAAGCTATTCGTACACAATTTGCTAACTTAACTCGCGAAATTGACAAAGGGTGGCACCCCGGTTTTACCGAAGCGGAAGTCGCCAATATTCGCCGCGTTGCCGAAGGTAAAGCTGGCTCAGACATTTTGCGCGCGGTTAGCCAATTAAAACCGGGCACAAATTTTAGCGGTTTGGCGCGCACTACCGCGCAGTTGGCCGCAGGATATGGCGCGGCGGGCGGTCCTATGGGCGCGGCGTTGGCAATTCCTACGATGGCGGCAGGGTATGGCGCGCGAGTAGGGCGTAATGCTCTTGCAGAACTTAACGCCGCCAATTTGGCTGCGGGCATACGTCGAGGGGATGTGATGTTGCCGTTTAACGTTAACGTTGGAAATATAGGTCTGCCCGCAGCCCAGCAATTTCAAAACGCTCTTGCTAACCAGTAGGCCCCCTGATGGACACGCAGACACTGATGAACATCGCGTCCACGGTCGCCATCGCCATTGGCGGCTGGTTTGCGCGGGAGATTTGGGGCGCGGTCAAGGAGCTGAGATCAGACCTTCATGAACTGGAGGTAGACCTGCCCAAATCCTACGTCAGTCGGTTTGACCTAGACAAGCGCATGGACCACATCGAAGACATGTTCAAGCGGATCTATGACAAGCTGGACGCAAAGGCGGACAAATGAGCACCACAGAAGAAAAACAGGAAAAGTTCGCCATCGAGATGGCGGCGAGCGCCAGCAAGGGCGCGTTGGTCGAGAAGATCACCTTCGCGGGCATCCCGATCCTGTTCTCTTGCGTTGTCTACCTCATGAGCGCGCTTTCTGCTGCCAACAACGAGATCATTCAACTAAAGTCCAAGGTGGCTGTCGTCGTCAACGCCGACAACAAGGCCATCCCGCCCCAAGGCACCACCATCGACATGGCGCAGATCCGCGAGCATTTAAGCGATCAAATCAGCAAGGTAGATCGAGAGAGTGCATTGGCTCGCGCCGCCATGACGCTCGACCGCGAACGTTCGATGGCGGCTATTGAAAAGAGCCGTATGGACATGGTGGCGGATGCCGCGCAGGCCCGCGCCGCTATTCGCTTTGATATGGCGCAACTAATTGCGGCGCTCGACAAACGCATCACTTTGCTGGAAAAAGGGAAGTAGTCATGCACATGAGCCAAGGCGGTCTTGACGCCCTTCTCAAGAAGTTTGAAGGTTGCAAGCTGAAGGCGTACCGTTGCCCTGCCAACGTCTGCACCATTGGCTACGGTCACACGTCGGCGGCGGGCGCTCCTATGGTCAACGATGGCATGACCATCACGCAGGCGCAGGCCGAAGACATCCTCAAGCGCGACATCGTCAAGTACGAAGTCGCCGTGATGGATCTCGTCAAGGTCAAACTGACCCAGAACCAGTTCGATGTGCTGGTGGACTTCGCCTACAACGCGGGCGTCGGCAACCTCAAATCTTCGACAATGCTGAAAAAGATAAACTCCGGCGATCTCGACGCGGTGCCTGCCGAGTTGATGAAATGGACCAAGGGCGGCGGCAAGGTGCTGCCGGGGCTTGTACGCCGTCGCCAGGCGGCGGGCGCATGGTGGAGCGCAGACCAGCATGTGGAAGAGCAGGAACAGCGCACCGATCCCGATCCTGTTCCTGTACGAACAATGGCGGACAGCAAGCAAGGTAACGCGGCGCTACTCACGGCAGGGCTCGGAAGCGTGGGTGTCGCTAAGGAGATCGCTGCACAGGCGAAAGATGCGTCTGACGTGGCGGATCAATTCATGGGCCTACTCAGCAACACAAATTTCGTCATCATGGTGGCGATCATTGGCGCAGGCGCTGCCATCTGGTACTGGCGCAAGAAGAACATGGACGAACACGGTGTTTAGCCTGCTGTTCACGCCACTGGGGCGTTACGCCGTCATGGCGGCCATTGCCATAGCCGTCTTGAGCGGCGTCTACTACAAGATTCGCAGGGACGCAGTGGCCGAGGTTGAAGCCGCCGCGACTGCGGACGTGCTACGGAGGACAGGCAATGCGATTCGTTTTGGCGATGCTGTTAACACTTCCCCTGACCGGGTGCGTGACCCTGACCAGCACCGTCGAGACTAACGGCGCGGTCTGCACCGTCTGGAAGGACGTGTCGTGGTCGTCCAAGGACACCACGGCGACCATCATCGAGGTCAAGCAGAACAACGCCCGCCGCGAAGGCTGGTGCGCTAAGTGAGCGCCATTACCTTGGGGAACTCGATGTCGCCGAGAATCTCTGTCCGTTCCCGCGCTGCCCGTAGCATCGTGTAGCGTTGGTGCAGGCGGATCAGCACCGACTGCCGCTGCTCGCCCACGCGCTCCTCGTCCAGCATCTTCTTGATGGTGTTCTCGTCCAGATCAGGCAACACCTTGTTGATCTCGCGCCAGTTCATGCCTTCAGTTCCTCAAGTGCTATATTTGAGATCGCCCGCTTGTCCTGAAGCGCGATCCAGATCCGTTCGTCTATTGTTTTATTACAGATCAGCAAATAGCACCAGACATCCTTTGTCTGTCCGCTACGGTGCAGCCGCCCTACCGTCTGTTCAAACAGCTCCAGCGACCACGGCATGGACAAGAAGATGATCTTGCAACCGCCGAACTGAAGGTTGAGGCCGTGCCCGGCGGACTTGGGGTGGATCAGCAGCAGCTCAATCTCGCCCGCGTTCCACCGCTGGATGGCGTTGAAATCGTCAATCGTGCGCGCGGTGGGGTAGCGGCGCTTCAATTCGGCCAGTTCTTCTTTGTAGTTGTAGACGATGATCGTGTTGGCGCGCTGGTTCTCGTTTAGGACTTCCTCGATTAGTTCAAACTTGTGCGTCGAGAACCAAATGACCTTCTGTTTCATGTGAAACTTCCCCTTTTCCTGTGATGCTTCTATTTTATTGTCGTAGACAAACCCAGACGCCATCTGCTGAAGCTTGTTCGTCACGGCGGCGGCGTTCGCCGCGATGATCCGGTCCTCGCCATACTCCAGCACGAAGTCGCGCTTCATTTTCTCGTAGGGTTTGCGGTCGGCCATGTCGCAGCGCATTTCCACAACATGTAGCTGCGGCAGTTTGTCGCTGTACTCGCCTGGCTCCAGCACGAATGTTGCCGGGCGGATGGTGTCCATGACCTGCTCCAGCGCGCCCTTGCGCGGTTGCCAGTCGCCGAAGTCGCGGTTGACGCACACAAAGTACTTTTGGAGGAACGCGCCCTTGGCGCGGCCCAACAGCGTCTGGTCGATCACCTTGCACTGGCCGAACACGTCCTCAAGCCCGTTGGACGTGAACGAGCCGGTCAAGCCCCACCGAAACGGGATCTTGTCGAGG